AGAGTGTGCAACGGATTTCCTCCCCTTCACTCTCGCTTAGTAGTACAAATTACTGACCGCACATTTGAAGTTATAGCCACCAAACATCTTCCGCCCGAAAGCGAAAGTAAACAAGTGTACTATATATTACTTCAGCCATACGGGCAAGGACATGCATTTACCCTGCATGCCCTGAGACGGGCTATTCGTCTCGGACTTTGGGAATTGTTCTCTCCTGCTAGCACAATTTTAAGCTACATTTAATTATAAGGGAGTGTCTGTCTCCCCCGGACCCAAAGGGTCAAATCTCCGCGGTTTCACGCACGCGAGGCGGCACCGAAGTGACTGGTGCTGGATAAACGTACATTCGTGGTGGACCTAAATACCAGAATAGTGAAAAATCCTCGGCCACGGATACGTAAATAGGGACCCATTGATTCGTATCATCCCACTTTGCAGAAATGGTTATATCCAAACCATCACTAAATTCAATTCGACCAGGTTGCGAAACGTTATAATCAAAATTCAATGGATATTGTTTGCCAGGTTCAAACCTGAAGCGCGAATAAAATGGAACTTCCGCACTTAGAACAGGATTTACACCTGCCGTGGCGAACGTTTTTCCATCCAACCAATAAGAATCAAAATTCAAAACAGAATTCTCTGGCTCATACACCGTAGAAGGAGCCGAGGTTGGATTCAAAAATTCAGTTGTCCCTGGCGGTATTCTTACAGATCGTCTTCCAATAGTCACCTTGGCCCCCTGAGCCTCAGTGCACAATTCTGTTGTGTCAACTGCATATCTCACTCCCCCACGCATTCCTCCATAAGCAGAACTAAGATAGCGAAGTAGAGTGGTAGTCACACACATATAGTCTCCAGTAAGATTGGGACGTCTTGGTGGTCCGTTGATAGGAGGTTTTGTTGGGTTTAAAACATACCCAGATTGTACAGGGTACAGCGGCATGGATAGTTTCCAAGCTCCACGCGCTCCAGCATTACTTCCACCTCTTCCCGGAATCACTGTATACAATTGATACCTTTTAAGCAATGATCGAAAGGAACCTATTGCCTCCCCAAAATGGAACAGGGAAGAAGGATCATCAAGTGTAGTCTTCGACGCCATGGTGCTAATCGTAGGCGGGTTCTCTGGCACGGTGTTTTCTTTTATATCCATACCTTGAGGTTCAACAAGAAGACCAGATGGTTGATCGACAACATGCAGTTGCCGCAAATATTGATCATCAGGGACACACAATTCGAAATCGTCACAAGCAGACACAAACACATTGATTTGGATATCATTGTCAACAGTGGTATTGGGTACTGTAAGTTCGTTTACCACATAAACAGAAATTGTTCCATTTCCGTAAGTGACAGTGCTTGATGTGTAGCCTAAAGGATTTGGGCCACCGTTTTGCAAAGAGTTGCCATCCAAACCACGATGTTTTCTCCAAGTAGTTGATTGACCCCAACCAACATCGATAGTAAAATCAGTTTCTTCGCTGATATCTACAATAGTGGTATAAGCAGTATTATATGGGGCAACTGCCTTACCACCTTCAGGGTCGTAAACAATTTTCAGTCGGCCTTTGTGGTAATTACTACACACAACCATAAACCGAAACTTCATTGTTCCACGCCAATAAGTAAAAGGCATGGAAGCAAAAGCTAAGGCAGGCATATGTTTTTCACGTCCCAATTGCCTATGAATTGAAGGGTCAACAACTGCTTGCCACAACAAAATCTCAGGGTTCGTACCAAGATTCCAGTCAAATTCGCACAGATAGGATTCTCGTGACGTAATATGTTTCAACGTCATTTGATCATCAGGAGGTAACCCAACAGTTCTAGGATCTACCGAGAGTTCCTGTTTGACATCCATTGTCAACTTTTGAGCATCACTCGGCACATTCGTAAGTGCCAAGTTAGTCTTAGCTAAGGGAACATAAACGTTCATCTCAGTCATAACCGGCGACGCATAACCAAACAGCGTTGCCATAGCTCCAATTGCAGTAGCGCCAATCTCAGTGGCACGTGCGTACAACCCAATAACTGGCATATCAGACAGTCTACCAGCAATCTTCGCGATTGCTCCAGCTATCCGAGACACTGGTTTCTTTCCGTACTCATCAGCCTGAGGTTCAATCAAGCTGGGAGAAACCTCACCAGGTATATAGTCAGTAGGTACCGAAAATTTCACATTCTCGGCCCAAGCAAAAACTGACACTGTGACATTATCTGTTGCTCCGTTTGCGTGTTTCAACAACTGGAGAGAATGACAATCTATGACACCCATCCTACGCCATTCACGAGCAACAATGTCTAAAACATTATTGTAAAAGAAAAAGGGCAGTTTCATCTCACCACCCTCTGACGTTGTTGGGTTTAACCAAATGTGAGGTCGTTGCGAACCAGCGACGACATCGACATCTATGAAATTCCGATCCACAGTCAAATCATCATCCAAATTTAAAGGATTATAGCATGCAATACATCTTCCATAATGAAAGGCATTACCGTTCAACATGATTTTTATATGCAAATCTGCTGTCATCAACTTATAATTCTGGAGTCGATCTAAGACTTTCTGGTTCTCAAAATACAAGGTCCAAGGATCAATTCGAAAAAAGAGACTTGTTCCAACAGCCCACTCAGTGTCATAAATCTTCAGAGGACGCGAAAAGAAATTATCAAGCGTAGCATCTAAATTCAGAGGAGCATTCCGTAAAGGATCATCAGCTCCTGTGTAATCAACCAAGTGACCTGGAGTTGCATCCGTAAATGTAATATTCTCCATTGTCATTCCTTGAGAAGGTGAACCGCCTTGTCCACCTTCGTCAGCGTGTGGTTCAACTTGCGCTCTATTTTTCCTCTCTCGTTTAGCTTCCTTAATAGTAGGCCATTCGAGTTGCAAATCTTTATAAATTGCATAAAGAATATATAGCGTAACTGAGCCAAATAATCCCATAACTGACAGGGATATTTCACGCTCCGCATCATCATCCGATGCTTGGGGCCTTACTTTGCCACCCATTGTTGTCCAGGCACTTCCTGAAAAAGCTCGTTTAAGCCACGAGAACTCATCTTTTCTATTAAACAAAGGAATACACTATTTTGTATAAGTACAATCTACAAGCACGCTAATGCTACAAGTTTATATAAATATCTAAGCCGTTTATGTACATCTATGGTGTCCAAAAATATTTACAAGTACTTTTCCTTCCACATCTCGACACGTTCGTCAAAAGTGAAGGCAACTGCGGGTGGGGTAAATCCCAACACTCGTACACACAGTTCTTTCATAATGGGCTGATCCTTTTCATACTCCTGACGCCCATGAGCAAATAATTCATGCATATATGTTTCCACGCACGACGTTGCTACATTTTCAGGAGTTTCTGTTGTCGACTTAACATTCATCAAGAGGGGTTTGTACATTGATTCTTTAGTCAATTTTCCAATTCGAGTACCTATCTCGGGAATAAAATGTGACTGACGCTTAAGAAAATCAGCGTCATCTATGTTCAAATCATCCTCAACAGAGTCCGTTTTGTTGGGCTCTGTTATCTTCATTCCATGTTCAGCTAAAAACGCTTTAAAAACACGAAAATTAAATCTCTCTCTGTATTGTTTTTCGACACTTCCTTTGAAGTCATCACCATATGTCATTGCAGCTACAGCTGACCTAAAATCTTCAGCTTCAGGCACTGCATCGAAAAAACCCATACGGACATACAACGAATTCGCCGTACCGTTTATATTTACGGTTATATTATTTCCCGACGTATTAATGTTATAGGCCATGATCATCGTTCCGTTATAATCAATTAGCGGATGGATAATGTCTGCAATCATAGCATTCATCATCTTCAAATCATAGGGTCCATATTCGCAAACCTCAGCTATATCTATAAAGGATTGCAAAACAGCGTAGGTCATCTGGGAGTTCATTCTAACATCATATTTGGAATAATCCCAGGCGACCACTCTGTCGTCAACTGCAAATTTCTCAGCATGAGACATAAGTGCGTCCCATTGTGGTGAAAAAGCATTTACACCAACGGCTGATTCGGAAATTTCAGGACATAGTGATAACACACGCGCAATAGGCAAAAACCACTTCCTTATGGCTAAACCTTGCGCAAGAGCGATTGCTTGAAAAACACGCACTTTTTCTGACGTAACCTTTGTAGGTTCATCTTTCAAAGTCGCTGAAACAACAGGATAGGCTCGCACGCCTCTTTCCCAACAAGCAATACATCGCTCATACTCCTCCAGTATATCATCATCTGGAATTCTGTCGACACATCGTTCACCTTCCATTACATAGGTAAACTTTTTCTTTTTTGCGCCAAACAAAGGATAACCCACACTCGTATTCATGGGGATAGCGTCAATAAATCGCTTCCCATCAATACCCATGATAGACTCTTTCATCGTCAAAGGTCTCACAGGTTCCTTTTCGTTAAGCTCCTTAGCAAACACAAGAATAGGTTTCAACCAATCAGCACGTGCACGCTGCAACAAAGCAGGTACAAACATTTCCGATGGATTTACTATATGCTCTAGTGTAGCATTAAAAGCTTTCCAATTAGGTCTCAAGCGTGGGGCTCCCCACTGATTTTCGATCCTAAAGAGTGACATTGCCTCCGACTGTAAAATGGAGGGAACTACTCTACTCTTCATCTCGGTCCTCAACCTTGTGGAACCGAGAACATCAATGGCGTCCTTTGAAGTCAGTGAATTAATATACACCGCATTCGGGTGCACATCGCTCGATGCTATAACCGGCTTTCCGTACTGCTCGGCAGGCAAAGGCGTTGCTTCCGCAATACCTCGTATGCCAGGCATTTCAAGCAAGGCAGCTCGAGTTTTCTTCACTAACTCTTGGGTAATCGTTTGCATCACTCCATAGTTTGCATCTGTTTTTCCACCAATGTGGAAACCAGCTACAACAGGCTGTTTTTCTCGGGAAACTAGTATTGCCATACAAGATCCCTTCACTGCCTTTGGTGTGGTGTAACTACCACCCGGCATGGATTTGTACATGTGTCCATAGGTTCCATGCTTAACAACGACCTTGTCATGATCGAGCTTTGCTTCCTTAGTGCGCAACATCAAAGTGCACACCGACGTTCCAGTCATATTCTCCAAAGGTAAAAATTTAACCAAATTGGATGTAATGTCAGGACATCTTTCAACAAAGCATTCAACCATATCCATTCCTTCGAACGCGACAGTATTGACTCCTAGTTGAGCCACAAACTTAAACTTACTAGTTCGACTGTCATCGCGAGAAACCTCCCCGCGAACGTATTCAACAGGCTGTTTACTCATATCACAACCCGGATAAAAGATATGCAGTGGAAACCAAACGTACCCTTTTTCTGGGTACACTATATTACAACATGTTTGTGTTCCATCAGAGCGTACAAAATCGCACCATCCTAAATTCTTCTGACAAGTTGTCAGCACATGTTCAGGAATTGCTCCTTCCACGGAGGATTGCGATTTCCAACCAATCTGATCCATCATATATCCAAACCAACCCGGTTGGGAATCGATGTCAGATGGTGTCAAGGACTGTGGATCAGAACTAATTCTGTTATTGTTCCACATACTAATCAACTTAACACCAAGGGCAAGTGTAGCAACAAACAACACTCCCTTTGATACGGATCCATCTCTGATATGCTTAGCATAGTCAGGTAAAGCATCTCGCTTTCTGACATAAATGGCTTCAATCTGAGCCATTCGCATTTGGTGCCAAAAATATCCAAAAATACTGGACGACCATAATACAAACAGTCCAAGTAAACAAACAGCTTTACTATTTTGTATAAATCCATAACACATCGTTAGGAAAACAAACATCGCGACCAACCAAGCTGGTCGGCGCATATCGTAATAAGCTGTGCCACTTTGCCAAGCAACAACAAATCTTTGAAATGCTGGAGTTGTAAATAACCACTCCGGGGTTATCGAGACCAAAAAGGGTGCACCCCTTCTTGTCATCTCTTGCTGCAATTCTCTAGCGAGGGCATTTGTAGTCATGTACTGAATTGGTGAAAAACCAACACACCAGTTTAAAAAAGCTACTGGTTTAGTCCACGGACTTATATACCCATTTATTGCTTGCCAGACGGCAGATCGTAAAACGTGAGTTACCGCGTCAACAGCATGTGGTTCAATCTTTTTACAAACTGAATCTTCACTATCTTCGCTATCAGAGGTTTCACTCTCCGTACTAGTACACTTGCAGTACTCCGGAAAACGCTTACATGTAGCACAAAATTTTGCTTGAGCACTTGCAGCGTTCTTACGAAGCAAATCATCTTGCTCCGTTTTGTGGTCTTTCGACAATTGAATAACAACAGACAAATAGTCTTCCAAATTTAATTGTTTGCAATTCAAAGTCCTTCCATCGTCCATAGTGACAAGTAAAGGTTCGAACTTATAAGATATTTGACCTGGAGAAACTGTATAAGTTAAGACCTCTTCAACTCTAATGTCCCAAACATCGGCAATCAAATTTGTTGATCCCTTAATTTCAGGATGTTGTTTGTTCAAGGTCAAACTACCAGGCTTGCGGAACTTCTCCTTCACAACCACTTCCACGTGGTACAAACGACGCAAAATGGATTCAGGACAGTTCGAAAACTGACGTGCGCCCAAATCTTTGACGTTAGAAGTAACCACGCCACATTTAAAATCAATAAACACAACTCCTTTCGCATTAAGCTCAGCTTTTACAGCCTGAGCAGCGACGTTGTTGAAAAATTTAATAATAATTGCCGTGTGTGGAGTTTCAGTGAATTCCGCTTTGGTGTTATTCAGATCGTCAAGAAAGACACCAATTATATCAGAAGTCCATGTTGAATCATACTTATCGAAAAAATCTTTTGTCAAAATACGATCTTTGTCAACTGTTCCATCCATCTTGACGAAACCCATTGCAGCCAGCGACTGCTGCATGGTTAAAAGGCCCAAAGTTGATTTTCCAACCGAAGTCCCTCCATGAAGGGACCAACCTATTGGTTGAAAGCGCAAATTAGTGTTCTTACGCTTTGCTGCTAATCTCTCAGAGATCCCAACAAGATCGGAATATCGCTTTTGAAGCCAGACGGAAGTTGGTCCGTCATTTTTTGCTAATTTCATAGCACAGGTTTTCTTAAAAACAGCATTGAGTTTATTTTCATAATCTCCCAAATCATCAAGATTACCTGCACATGCAGAATCAGCTTTCGCCAGAACCCAATCACAATTCTCATTATACTCCTGTAACTTAATATCAGAGTACAACAGAGGTGCTAGGGATCTAGTCTCGAAACATTTCCATCCAACCTCACTCGTCCAAACAAAAGTTTTAACAAGTGCGTCAATAACATCAACTGCTTTCAGCTGTTCTTTTGCAGCTTCAAGCGAAATCAATTGGAGTCCAAGTGGACTCCATTCAATCTTTTTTGTAGTGCAAACGGTCAATGACATTGCGGCTGTAATCAAATAGGAAATCTTCTTAAAGATAGTGTTCGTCTTAAAGAGTTCCCATTTGTCAAGGACGTCTCGTCCGGTCCAATCTTTCCAACCTTGCGGTTCTACAATCTCGGGACCAATTGTCTCGCTCATCTCATTAATAATGCGATATAAATCTATAGCAATACTCTTGCTTTTTGAATACATCTTCGCATATGCGACGACGGACATGAATACGTCCATAAAAGAGGATGCTCGTGACATCTGATAACCTAAAACTACTAGGTTTTCTAAGTGTCCGATCCATTCCTCAATCTGTTCGCATTCGTAACCTTCTGCCAAATTCTCAAAACTGCCAATTGACTTTAATAAGGAGGCTAGCTTCTCATCAGTCTTATCAGCAGCATTGGTATTTGCCACAATGCGAGCCATTTCATTGCGGGTATGCAGAAGTTGATCTTCGCTAATCACTTCTTGTGGCTCGTAGAGTGGTGAACTCTCATGTGGCAACAGTGGTACACTTGGAGGCGTCTCATTAAAGGGATGCTTCTCAATTTCTGTCTCATCACTGTGCGGTGCGATCTTTTTCTGATCAGGTTCACCATTGTCTGGCTTGAACTTATTTTGTTCAGCCATGCGCTGTTTTCTGAGCGCGATGCGTCTTTTCTTCTTACGCTGTTCACGACGTTTGCTCTCTCGAACATTTCGTCGACCACCCAAATGCTTATTATATTGCATCCTATTAGCGGTTTTGCTATCAAATGTGAGTTCTTCACATTCTTCCTCAATCGTACAGAGGGATGAAGTTCGGCGGTAATACCGGCCCGGGTTGACAATCCCGTTTTTGGCTTCTTCCGTGATTTCTATCTTATATTGTGACATATCATAGAAGCCTGGATTTTTACAAATTCTTAATAACGCTAAGAATCTTAACCGACCAGCGGTGTTTTAAGAAAACGTATAACTTCGTAAAGTCATAGAATACAGTCGTAATAATTTTTAGTGCACACAACTGAAGTGCTTTTAATTAATGATAATCAAAGAAAACTTACGTCCACTATAGTGAAAGCGCATTGCTCTTACCTATCAAATCTGTTGTCACACAGACCCATCCTGAACGAATCTATAATGTCTACCTCAATTTTAGACTAAGCGTTTCAGCAAATCAAAAATGAACTCAAAATTGCACAAGTTTAACATAGCTCTCTTGGCTATTTAATGTTTGTGAGTAGAGGGGGTTTCCCTCTGACTCCTCAAGTGATATGTAATGAATTCATAATGAATAAATGCTCTTAACTAAAAGAGGTTCTAAACAGCTTATAAATATTGTCAAAATGCAGGCTCGTTCCCTTTATAGGGGCGGCCGCAGAATACTCTACGGTACTTCATGCACTTATTGATCACCGTCACGGTTATTCCGGTGAACTATTCATCTCCCTCTCGGGACACTATTTCTGCAAACTGGTTCTCTGAAATTTTTCAGAAATCCTAAATGTCGATCTAGTCGACAATGGTGGCCGGAACGCTCGTAAGCGTCCGGCCCGTACCCTGCAAATTCTGTACTAGCAGGGATAGTACTTACAATAAATGTACGTTGGAGTTTAATTAAAAGAGCTCCAATGCTCAATACTTAGATATCGGATTTTATAAGGGACTTGACTGTCCCAAGGATCTATTTTTTCGCCCTAACGGGCAGGTGTATCGTTCACCCAGTAAAAATTTTCATTGGCGATTTCGTAGCGCCATAACATGTGTGCCACTTTAAATAAAGTAAACTACTAACATGAAATGCAACACAACTAATCAACAACTACTACTCATACGTCT